ACCCCGACCCCGACCACGACCACGACCCCGACCACGACCACGACCACGACCCCGACCCCGACCGCGACCGCGACCCCGACCGCGACCACGACCCCGACCCCGACCAACGCCGATAACGGCCCCGCGCCGTATTGACGTTCATGGCTATTCCTTCAGGACGCCGAACGATTCAATCGCGTCCATCTGCACATACCACTCTGCGGGCAGACTTTGCGCGTCCTTCCATTTCTTATCCGAGAACGGCCCGGTTTCGTAAACTATCGCCGCGTCAGTTAGCAACACGCAGGAATCATTCACTCCGGTCAATCTCCCCGTGTAGATGTAGTTCGCGCAAAACAGCGTGATCCGCTCGCCCAACAGCTTTGTCAGCCCTTCGCCTTCCACTTCCTGCACAATCTTTTTCATGCTTTCTCCTTATCGAAAGATCAGAAACACCATCACCGCCGTGGCAAACACAAACACCGCATTCATCACCCTGTTTGCCGTTCTTTCCTTGCGGGCGGATATTTCTTCTTGCTGGTTAGTCCAAGACTGGATGTTCATGACGTAGCCTTTGCGATAGCGGCACGGGCTGCATCCAGTGCTTCCTGTGACCCGACATGCGTAGTGGTGTCGATGAACTTCACAACTTCCCGCAGCGCCTCCAGCAGTTCAGGAGCGGCGGCTATCAGGCGGGCGTTAGCTTCTTCTTCTTCTTGCGTCCACGGTGATTCGCCGTCTTCGTCCAGCGGCCTGTTCGCCGTGCAAGCAATACTGTCTTCCCTGCCTTGGGGACAGATGTATCCATTCCCCTCCCATTCCATAATCCACGGCCCCGGCGTATGCTTGTTCATGCGCCCACCTTTGCAAGCGCCCGCTGCGCCCTACGCACATCCCCCAGGGTGATCGTTACCGGCTGCTCGTCGTACAGATCAGAGGTTCCCGGATCGTCGGGGTAGGCCGTAGCGATGGGACGCAGGGCATCAGCTAGGGCGTCGCGTTGGGCAATGGCTTTGCGGAGCATCAGTTGCGCGTTTTCGGCAATGCGGATCACGACATCTGTTTGCTCTATTGACCTGTCAAGAATCTCTGCTGCGCTCATCTCTATCTCCCTAAGTTTTTTCTAAGCCTTGGTAGCCACGGTGGAGGCTTTCCCGAGCGCTTATTTACAATCCCAAGAGAAGTAGCGTTCCCCTTGTTCGGGGACTTTCCAGCAACCGGCCTTGGCCGCAAGGGCTTCGTTCCGCACGGTGTCGGTGGCGGCTGCGTAGGAAATGAGCCCGCTAAAAAGCCCAACAAACAGGGCGAAGATGAATGCAGCGATAACTCCGGTTGTGTCTTCCATTTGCTTTCTCCTCGGTTGTGTTGCGTTAGCCGACTTCAGGCAGGAACATCGCCGGAATCCAGAACTCGCCACGGTCGAAGTACACCCGGATTCCGAGTTGCGCGGCCTTCAGTGCTTGAATTTCGTTGATTGCGATCATCTCTGCATCTCCTCTGTGTTGCGTTAGCCGACCTGCGTATGTGCCACGGTGGAGGCTTTCTGCGCCTTGCCATCAAATTCCCGCGCCGCATCCATTGACCAACGATGCTTCTTGCGCTGCCGGAGATTCCACCCGCGCATTCGCTTACGGCTACTTAGTCGCAAAGCTCGCTCCATGGGTCAACACCATCGCGTTCTTCAAGTACGCGAGCCGCCTGTTCTTGAATGTCTTCTACGGTCTCACCGCTCAGGACAATCGAATCTTCGTGTTCGCCAACCGTGAAATGAATTCGGTACTTCATGCTTTCAACCTCCATTAATGGGTGAGTAACGGCTCGTGCCATCAAATTCCTCCGCGCGCAGGTTTAGTATCCTCACGCTCCCGGCCAACAGTGGCGCGAGCTTTGCCAAGTTATCCATGCCGCCAGTCACCGCAACCACATCCATCAACATCTCTCTCGTGTGTTGCAACTCGCGCCACGTATTGCGTTCGTTCTCTATGAGGTTCATCCGCTCCGCAATGTCGTGTTCTTCAATCATGCGTTGCGGTGACAATCGTTTAACGGCTTTCCAAGTCGCGTATTCCGCTGGGCTCAGTACCAAGCCGCAATTGGGGCAATTCCACGCCTCGTTGTGTTCGCAAATAGTCATTTGGCTACCTTGGATTTCCTGAGCTTTCTTAGCCACTGCCGGTACTCGTAGGTGGTAGAGAAGCCGCAGAACTTCGCGGCTCTCTTCATCGCTTCTGTGTTCACTTGTAGGTAAGGTTGAATTCAGCGAGGAGCATCGCCTCTTCCATGCTGATCCCGCATTCGGCCACGATCTTGAGGGCCAGCTTTACGACGTTTTCGATGTTCAGGTTTGCGTTGGTCATTTGGTTCTCCTCGGTTGTGTTGCGTTAGCCAGTGAGAGAGATTAGAGCAGTTTCCTGCTTACCCTGTCAAGCAGTTTTCTGCTTCTAGTGAAGAAAAAAGGGGGAGGTATAGCGGAAGCGTTACAAAAGAGCGGGTTAGCCGTGCAGGGCGGGCATAAAGGGAATGACGCCGGGGTTTTTTGCTTGGGATTGCTCCGCCGCCGTATCTGCCAGAAGCCTGACTAGATCCTGGTTGCTGGCGGTCAGCCGTCTATATATGTGGAGCAGCACAGCCTCGTCATGTGACAGCCGATAAAGGTTGTCCCGGTCGTTCATACCCCCCCCCTTTTTGTGGGGAGGTACTAGCTTCCCCTGAGCTTTCTAGCGGTGTCAACGGCCAGCTTTATTAGCTCCCTTCCTTGGTCGGAAGTGTCGCCAAACACGGAGAGTATATCCCTAATTTCTTTTGATTCTATGGGGCAAATCAATAACCACGGCTGTAGGTGAAAAGCTGATGCCAGGTCATCCAGGGTCTCCAGGATGTCGTAGGTCTCGGCCTTTACGTTGTCCACTGTGCGGGCAGAGGTGCTTTTTAGATAGGGCTCAAGAAGTTTGGCCGAGTTCTTCCCCGGCGTTTCCGCCATGAGTTCGGTCAATCGCATTGCCAAGATCGAGATAGATCGTCGCACGCGGGGCTGCCGGGCTGGGTTGGGGGTGGGTTTATCCGCCGCTCGGCGGGCCGGTTTCTGAGTCATGGCAAGCACATTACTGCACCTCCCGAGCAGTTTGCTGCGAAATAGTTGTAGACACGAAAGCAGGAATCTGCTCAAATGCGGTCCCATGGATCATGTTGAACAGGTAAGGCAGAAGGTTAAGGACGCCCGCGCCAGCTACAAGGTAATAGCTGAGCAGACTGGTGTTAATCGGCATTGGCTGGCCAAGTTCGGGACAGACCAGGTTTCCGGCATCTCCCGAAAGGGGCTGGCGTATATCGAGAAACTTCAACTGTTTTTCTCGAAGAACTGATGAACCTCGCCCCCCCCGGCATCATCTGCCCCGAACACGGTATCCAGGCCGGGCGCACCCGTTGCCAGTGGTGCGGCTTCGATCCTCTCAGAGTTAACCGGCGCACCGAACTCCTCCCTGGTGACGCCGCTTTGCCCGGCCTTTCCCCTAAGGCGCGGGCTTCTTTCTTCTGTAACTCGCTGCATGTACGCGGCGAGGTATCGGCTGATGTGTTCCATGCCGAGCATTTTTTTGCATCGGTGTCGGAAAGTATCGAAAAGACTTTTTCCGATAGCCAACCATCATGCAACTAAGCCTTGATTTTGAAGCGGGCATTACCGAGCGGCACAGGACGCTGTTAGAAGCCTGCGCCTATACCGCGCATAGCGCCCCCGCGCCCCTGAAGGTCATTGCAGCCGACCTGGATTGCAGCCCGTCAGACCTAGCTAGGAAGCTCTCAGGCAACCCAGACGACAAGCGGAATCTGTCTGTAAACGACATGGTGAAGCTAATAGAGGCGACGAGCGACATGACCCCTATTTACTGGCTCATAGAGAAGTTTGGGCTGGACGACAAGCAGAGACAGGAACGCGCTGCGTTGGAGATAGCCAAGAGCCTGCCTGCAATCCTGGCGGCGATGAAGCAGTTGGGGGTGAAGGCATGATTTTTTGCCCTGAAAACGTCGGCATGACGTTCCTCAACTGTCACCAATTCTACGGAATCTGTCTGTTCGGAACTGTGCGCCAACGCACTTATGGAGGAATAAATGCTTGATGCGTTCGGACTATCCGGTGCAAACCTTTTCCTCGTCCTGTTCCATGTCGCAGCGGCGTTGTGCGTCATTTTTCTTCTTGCAGATCAGGTGTTCGGAGAGGATGAAGATTTTGATTAACACCCTGGACAAGATTGCAGATGTGTTCGCAGGGCTGTTGTTAGTGATGCTAATGACTAGCCCTATGTGGCTTACATACGTAGCGATTCGTTGGGGTTGAGTTTAGTGAAGTGGTGTGTGTTGCGGCGTGGAAAGCAAGGTGGATGGCGCAATCCACTGGACACGCAGCATCAACGTGTACCTGCGGAGGGTTGACCAAGAAGCTACGCAGGATTGCCGGAGTTGCGACCGGCCAACACACACCAGCTTGACTGAATTCGTTGGGGTTGAGATTCGTGAAGGGTGCTGAGAACAAATACTGACAACGGCCTAGCCAGCCTGAGTGGCCCGAGAGGGAAGTACTCCACAAGATAGGTCAGTTACGTTGCTGCCGCGTTTTATAGGCTCTGGCAAGGGCATCTGGCAGTCAGTACCACTTGACGAATTTCGTTGGGGTTGAAGTTAGTTGTACCAGAGTTGAGTCCGCCCAAGTTTTACGAGTACTCCGGGTTTGGCGCTTACGCGTAGAAGTACTGGCAGCACAGAAGGCCCGGATATAAGTGCTGCCGTGGAATGCCGCTCTTGCAAGGCATGACAGCCGGAGAGTTACGGCACCGGATTAGTAGGCCCCTGAGTCTATCGGCTAGATACGTTCTGGCAGGGGTTGCAAGGCCGCACAGAAGATCTCAGGCGGCAACGTGGGTGCGATGGGTAGAGCGTGAGAGCAGGGGATATGGCCCTTGAACAGTCTGCCTAAACATAGTCGGCCATTGATCTTGCTATGTGCCCGTAAACGAGGGATGGCTCCGTAGAGCAGAACTTGTGGGGTGAAGCACGAACTCTCTTAACTGAGAGTGAGGTGATGCTTTGCCCTTCACTCAGGATTCACCATAGAGCAGGGTTACTAGGAGGGGGGATAGATGGGATTAGCCCTAGTGAAAGACGAAGTGGAAATAGGCGCAGAGAAAGTAAGTTTCGATGACTTCTGGGAAACATACCCCAGGCGTCAGGCAAGAAAGGAAGCCTTAAAAGCATGGCAGCGAATCGACCCCAAGCGTTACGAAGCGGTTTTGAAAGGGGTGGAGTCCTGGAAGCGGTCGGATCAGTGGATGCGGGACGATGGACAGTACATCCCCATGCCAGCGACGTTTTTGAATGGCGAACGGTGGGAAGACGAGGTGCAAATTTCAATCGCGGCTGCAAAACCGTGCAACTGGCCGCGCTGCAAAGCGGGTGGCGCTCAGAAGTACGGGAGCCGGGATTTCTGTGAAGCGCATGTGCAGGCTTTGAAGAGAGGGGAGACGCCGTGAGCTATCGAGTAGTTGAAAAGAACGGCCAGTTTGAACCGCAGATGGAGATGGAGCGCGACTCTGCCACCTTCTGGACACCACTAAAGGCAGACGGTTACTGGGCTAATCCAGAGTCCTATTCCTTCGGCAACGTAACCAAGGTTTCCCTGATGACGGAGCAGGAAGCAATTCGGGCTGTTGCCTTGGCTAAGGAAATCAACGGAGAGTCCAAATTGAGGGTGACATGACTAACGACCAGATCCTAGCCACCTTAGACGACTGGCTAGCCCGTAGGCAGAAGGTGCTGGAGTTTCGCAGGCTGATGAACATTGCAGACCGTCCTGCTGGCAGACAACGCAGGCGGGAACTGATACGGAGGCGCAAATGTCTTGGCACGATGACTTAATGGAAGCCCTGCGAAACAAGGACGCCGAAGAACTGAAGCGGATCGCGCATCAAGCCCGGAACGTATACCACCCAGTTGCTAAACCGCAGTTTGACTACAAGCAAATTGAAGCCGAGGGAAGGCAACCGGGCGAGGATGATGAGTGATTTCAATGGCAGCGCGGCGTGGAAAAGCAGACACGCGATAGGTGAGTACTGGATTGCCGACCTAAACATGGCAATTGGGATGGACGCCATAAGGGACGGGGACGGCCGCGATGGCAGACCTTCACTTAGTTTAGTCCACAGCCGGGTTAGCGTCCGGCCGCTGCCACCCTATAACAAGGAACAAAGGCTATGAGCATGAGCAAGTTTGCATCCCAAAAAGATTATTGGGAGGCGCGAGCGAAACAGGCCGAAGCCCAACGAGATGAACTTGTAAACGCGCTGCGCAATGCCAGAGGATTTATCCATTTGTACGATAAAGGCGTCATGTTGCATGAGGGCGGATTGCTGGCCGAAATAGACGCCGTTCTCTCGACCAACACTTCAACCCAGACCCTATGAGCCTTCTCGATGTCTTGCTCCCCCAATCCATAGAGCTACCCAGCCCTAGCTTTACCCATATTTGCTGGGACGCGCCAGAAGTCGAGCGCGTATTTAAGGGTTCAGAGGAATACCGGAAATACAAGGCAGAGCGGTTGAGGAAGTGGAGGGCTAAGAAGCGTGGTTAATTTCAGCCAAATGATTATGGACCTTGAGGCTAAGACTGGATTGTCAGGAGCCAAGATAGCGAGTCGTGTAGGCGTACCGGCGACGACGTTGAACAGTTGGAAGAACCAGGAGACCGTGAATCCATTGTTCAGTCATGGCGTGGCGCTGCTGGATTACTACGTTGAACACTGTGGCAGGGAGATACCGAGGCTTTGAGTAGCAAGACATTGAGAGAGGGTGTGGGTGAGAGTTAACCCACGGAACTTGTCTGAGAGCTTGCTTAAAGACTCTAAATTGAAGGGACTGGAAATACGTTACCTGAAAAAAGGTGGGCTTGTGCAAAGTTGTCGACAGGAACTGAAGGCGGCACATGAGGGATGCATATGAAGAGGCTGATTTAGTTGATCTACACCCTACACCCTAACTCAAGACCTCAAATCTACGATCGGGTGAAGTCAGCGCCAGATGGTTACGTTATTCGCATCTCGGAGCCGACTAGATCGCTGGAACAGAACGCCAAGCTCTGGCCGATGCTGGAAGACATTGCAAAACAGGTGGACTGGTACGGGCAGAAGCTGGACGAATACGACTGGAAGGATGTCTTCACCGCTGCGTTAAAGAAGGCGAAGGTTGTACCGGGATTGGATGGCGGTTTCGTGGTGTGTGGACTGAGTAGTTCAAAGCTGGGGAAGAAGGAGTTTTCGGACCTGATCGAGATTATGTATTCGTTCGGGGCAGAGCATGGAGTTGAGTGGACGGAGATGAATCTGAGATGACTTTCTCTATAAAGATGTTTGGCGCTTTCGCAATGACCCTAATAGACATGGCTGTCTTTGCCCTTGTTGTCTGGGTGTTTAAGTGGGATGTGCCTGCGTGGGGTTGGACGGCTGTCTGGCTCGCGGCGTTTAACATTAATTGGACGGACATGAAGATTCACCAGTTGGAAGGCAGATAGAGAGGAGTTTCAGTAATGGCCGGTAAAAAAGGCAGTGTTACCCCGCACAGACGATATAAAAAAGAGAAACCCAAGCCTGGAGATTTGGCCGTGCCTGTAGCAAGCGGCGGTGCCGGTCTTAATCGAAAGGTGGATAGCTTGGCTGACTTTGTGGCTGAAAACCGTAAGTGAGCAAAGTCACCCCCACGCAGCGCAGCCTCAAGCACCTACGCGGTGAGGGCTACACCGTTGCCATTACCGAGCATTGGAATCCCTTTGCGCGGATCAGGCAAGACCTGTGGGGCTTCTGCGACCTATTGGCAATCAGGAAAGGGGAAACCCTGTGTGTTCAGTGTACGAGCGAGAGCAATGCCAGTACGCGGGTGAACAAGATAGCCGAGCATGAAAACACCCCAAAGGTCAGGGATGCGGGATGGCTGATTCATGTGCACGGCTGGGATGGGCCTAAGCTGAAAGTGAGGGATGTTTCATGAAATTCATAAAGGAATACTGGTTTGGTCTGGCGGCGACCTGCACGGCATTGCTGATATTGGCCGGTTTCGTTTGGCTGCTGAATGGTATCGCTGAGACTGAGGCGGCAGCGCCCAAGCCGGACCAATGCTTGCGTATTGAACTCTTTGAACGCTGCATGAAGATCCTGCCCAAAGGGCCTGACGCCACGATGTACAACGATTGGGACGAGGTTGTGGCGGAGTGCGCCAGTACGGCGCGGATTCATTCATTTCGCAGCCAAAGCCAAATCAAGCCTGAATGTCTAGCCAAATGACTGAGTTCTACAAAGACTCATGAGTAAATGGCTAATCATCCTAGTAACCGTCATCTACCTAGGTGTAGCGGTGAGCTTCTATCTGGAGAGCAATAAGGGCATGGCGCTGGTGTTCTTTGGCTATGCGTTGGCAAACGTGGGTTTGATTGCAGCGGCGGGAGGCATATGAGGGCGCTGACATGGGTTGAGGAACTCAGGGTCGAAGGGTCGCTGGTGCCGAACCGGCGTGGTGAGTTGTACCGGCTTGCTGCGGACGAGCTAGAGAAGTTGCGCAAGGATGCGGAGCGGTATCGGCGGTTGCGCGAGAACTGGGTTAACTGTTCGGAGATAAACCTGCACGGGCGGCTGTCTGTGATCGACGCGCACCTAGACAGGTTGCTGCAAGAGGAAAAGCTCGGAGGGACGCCCGCACTGGCGACCCTAGATTCAACCCTGAATCCGGTTGGCAATGACTACGACCTTGTGGACGCCCAAAGCCTGAAGGAGATAGATTGATAGCCGAAACCCCCAAGATCCCTGAAAGAGTAGATTACTGGCTAAATTGTTGGGCTTCGTGGATGCGCTCAGAGCCTAACAGGCTGGGTTATCCTCACCACTGTACGGTAGTTAAATCAGGCGGGGAAGACAGAAGGACAGATACCTGGTTAGAGGACGAGGACCAGACCATGCGACTGAGGAACTGTGAGGCAATGGACGCTCTTATAGGCGACTTACCTCCGGCCCAATGCGCTGCGGTCAGGCATATCTACTCCGGAGACGTATGGCGGTTTCCAAGGGAGAATATGTACGACCTGATAGAGCGAGCTTCTAATACTCTGCTGATCGGGATGAACGCCAGGGCGATACTGTAAATATATCCACTGGATGTATTGACAGTGCCCATATAAACCTGTAATCTGGTTTTCGGAATCCAGAGGTCCCTCTAGAGAAAACGCACACTAAAGCCCTGCTAAGTCGGGGCTTTTGTCATTTGGAGATCGCATGAAAGGCCAAGGTAAACCGCGAGTGGTTAAGAATGTACGCTCCGCGCCAGTGAAGCAGACCAAGGTGCCGCAGAAGCCTTACAAGCCAGCGCAGGGAGTGGTGCGTGGCTAATCAGTTCACCAAGGCCGAGGAAGAGGGCCTGGAGAAGCCAGCGGGGACTAATCAGTTCATCAAGGGCACGCGCACAGAACATCCTGAAGAGGTAAGGGCAAGGATCAAGGCCGGTAACATCGTTGCTAGACTCGAGCGTATCGTGGATGAATCCGATAACGACTCCGTAGTCATTGCTGCCGGTAAGGTATTGTTGGATAAAGCCATCAGTAATCTAAGCTCAGTAGATCAGACAGTAAGAGATGAAACAGCAGAAGCTGATCCAGAACAGCTTAAGAGCAAGCTCAAGGCGATAGTGCTGTCGAACCCGGCCCTTTTATCCGAAGTCCTGGCTGAGATGGCCCGCGACAAGGGAACCGATACACCCCTGCAATCGGTCGCATAACAGGGCAAATGGTGCGCTGCTAAGGCCTGTTTAGGCCTATGTGCGCCGATACACCATCACTAAGCCATTGATTCCATGCGTATGGTGCGTCGTATCAACGCATAACCTTCATTATGTCAACCGGCAGTGCGGGCGGGCTGGGCCGGTCCAGGCACCCGGCACCCCCCCCAGCGGCGGCTAGTAGTAGCACTAGCACCTCTCCCTTTTTTACGAGTAAATGAAGCCTCCCCTCTGTCGTTTATGCGGCCACGAGCATTACGGTGTGGCCCATGTGTTTGCATCTAACGCTGCATCTAACAAGGAACATGCATCTAACAGAGAGTCGGCAGGAAGCGGTGTTGCGGTTAACGGACAGGCTGAACGAATGCCTGAATCGAGCGGGTGTGCCGTTAGGTCCGATGCATCATTGGACGATGTACGACGGGGCGGGGCTGTTGCGCCTGCTAGAAAGCAACGATGGTCCCGAGAAGCCTACAACGCATACCAACGCGAATACATGAGGAAGAAGCGTGAAAGTAATCCTGGGTAAAGGCTTCATCGGTAAGGCGGTCCACAGAAAGCTGGGCTGCAAGTTCATCGGAAGGCCGGAGGTTGATTTCTTCAACCCGATGGATTGCCTCTCAGCGGTCGCAGGAGCCTCCACGGTCTATCTGTGTGCCGGGAAGACTGGGGGTGTGGGAAGGATGGTGAAAGACCCCCTATCCTTCGTCTACCCCAATGTCCGCATCCACATGAACATCTTCGAGGCTTGCGTAAGGCAAGGGGTTAAGAGGGTTGTTTGTGTTGGGAGCACTACTGGGTATCCGAATACGGACAAAGCTGTTACGGAGGACGAATACCTGAAGGGAGAGCTTCATCCGGCTTATATGGTCCCTGGGAACGCCCACAGGTTCATAAAGCAACTGGCAAACATGCACGACCTGGAGACGGTGTTTTTCCGCCCCTCCAATGTCTACGGGCCGGAGAACTCTTTCGATCCCCAGAATTCGCACGTAATCGAGGCGACGGTTCGGAAGGTCGTAGAGAAGCAAGATCCCTTTGTGATTTGGGGAACGGGTAAAGAGGTCCGGGACGCGATCTATATTGACGACCTCGCGGAAGCTATCGCTTTAGGGGAAGACTGTCCTCCTGGCGATTACAACGTCGGGTCCGGTCAGGAGATGGACGTAAATACGATCGCCCAAACCTTGATGGACTACAAAGGCTTTACCCCAAAGATTGAGCATGACCTGTCCAAACCTACGGCTATCCCCGCCAGACGGGTTGATTGCACGAAGCTGAAGTCGTTGGGTTGGACCCCTAAAGTCACGATGGAAGACGGACTGAAAAGGACTGCGGACTGGTTTGAAAGTCACCGACTGGCTGGCTGAGAGGCTCGCCCAAGAAGTAGACACCGTATTCCTGGTTTACGGAGGTGCTATCTCTGACCTCGTAGAAAGCCTTCCGGGTCGCGTCAAGTACGTCTGCCCGATGCACGAGCAAGCGGCGGCCTTCATGGCCGAGGGATATTCGAGAATAAAAGGATTCGGGGTTGCCATCAGCACCTCCGGGCCTGGAGCACACAATATGGTTACGGGCATCGCCAATTGTTATTACGAATCCACTCCAGTCCTGTTCATTACTGGACAGGTCTCTACCAAGTTGATGCGCGCCAGCCCGAAAGAAAGGCAGCGCGGCTTTCAGGAAACACCAATTACCGACATCTGCCGGCCAATTGCCAAATACGTGACGTGCATTAAAAAGCCCGAGCACGTAAAGCAAGAAGTCGAACACGCCATCTGGGCGGCGAGGCATGGAAGACCCGGCCCTGTTTTGATTGATCTCCCTGTAGACATCCAAAAATGTTCGATCTAGGGAAGAAACCGCTGCTCCTGATCGGAGGAGGTTGTAAAGGTGCAAAGCTCAAAACTAACATTCCCGCAGTTTCTACGTGGAACGCTCTGGATGTGGTCACGCCTGACCTACCGAATTACGCGGGCGTGGTCGGCACTTACGGCGGACCCGGAAGAAACATTGCTGTGTCTGAGTGCGACACACTCATTGCTGTTGGATGCCGGGTATCCGGTCGCATTACCGGGGGAATGCCATTCGCTCCGCAAGCAAAAAAGTACCTGGTGGATCAGGAAGGACAGCCCGGATTTGAATTCGTCCAGATGGACGGACGAGAATTCCTGGCAGGACTTGGAGAGCAGGAACTAGATCCTGTCTGGTTAGAGCAGTGCAGGGAATGGGCGAAGCTGGACCCGGTTAAACCGGAGCACTTCGAGACCTTCCATCACTACGGATTCGTAAGAAAGCTGTCTGAAGCCCTCCCTGCTAACGCCATTGTCGTTTACGACACTGGGGGCAGTGCAATCATGATGGGCCACTGTTTCAAGGGGAAACAAGGTCAAACGATATTCTCAAGTAATGGCAACAGCCCTATGGGTTTTGCCTTCTGCGGAGCCTTGGGCGCTTGGTTCGCTGATCCTTCTCGGCCTGTGGTGTGCCTGATCGGTGATGGGGGTTTCAATATGAACCTCCAGGAAATACAGACGATGGTCAATTACGGATGCAACGTTAAAACGTTCATCCTGAACAACCACTGCTACGGCAATACCAAACTTTATCAAGACTCGAACGGCATACGGCAATTAGCCTGTGGACCCGATGGGTATAACCCGCCCGACTTCTGCGCGATTGCCGCAGCGTATGGAGTCTTTACCCACCGCATAGAGTCTTGGGAAGACTTTGCGAGGTACCAATGGACGCCAATGGTGAAATCGAAAGGTGCGCAGATATTTGACGTAGTCCACCACGACTTCTACCAGTATTACCCGCGCATAAGCCGGTTCGATCAATTGCTACACGAACAGGACTTGGAGGCAACTTGAGTTACACCACTGGAATTGCAGTTGGTATGGCTATGGAATCAACTTCTGAGCCGACAGAAATAAATTTCCTGATACTGGGCATTGTTTTGGCAGTTGTCCTAGTCATTGGGTTGTGGGGCGCGACACGAAAATCCTAGTCACAGGCGGGGCTGGCTACATCGGCTCCGTCTTAGTACCGATGTTGTTAGAAGACGGTCACAAGGTCACGGTATTAGATAGCTTCCACTACGGGCAGAATTCCCTGGCATTACATTGTGGGAACCCGGATTTTGAAGTCCACAAAGTAGATTGTAGAGACCTCGAGGCCGTTAAGCCTTACCTGAACCACGACGTCATCATTCCTCTGGCGTCGTTAGTCGGGGCACCGTTGTGCAATCAGAATCCGGTGGATGCGGAGCTGCTGAATCTTAGAGCGCCAATAGCGTTATTCAATGAATTAGGCTCTCAGTACGTCATCATGCCCACTACAGAGTCTAGTTACGGCTCGAATGCGGACGTATGCAACGAAGAAACACCCCTTAACCCGCTTTCGACCTACGCAAAACACAAGGTCATCGTAGAAAACTCGCTGCTTTCGCGTGGTAACTGCGTTTCTCTGAGGCTTGCAACGGTTTTCGGCATGTCTCCTCGCATGAGGCTTGATCTACTGGTGAATGATTTCACCTGGAGAGCCTTAAAAGACCGCGCCTTCGTGGTTTTTGAGGGGAAATACCGCAGGACGTGCGTTCATGTAACAGACGTAGCCCGCGCAATGATTCACGCACTCGGTTTAAGTGGCGTCTACAACGTCGGCTCGGTGACGCTGACCAAACTAAGCCTCTGCGAAACGATCAAGAAGCACATTCCCGACTTTATCTACGTGGAAGCCCCTGCTGGGACCGATCCAGACCAGAGGGACTATATCGTTTCTGATATAAAAATAAGAGAAACCGGGTTTCTGCCGGAAGTCTCGCTGGATGACGGGATTAAAGAACTGCTGATGGGTTTTCGGATGCTGAAGAACACGGTTCACGGGAACGTATGAGCGCAAGCGATACCCTCGCCGCCCTGTCTTTAGTCGTACAGAGTTCCACCGGATCGCAGCTTCAGAAAAACCTCATCATTAAACGCCTCACAAAGGCCCACAGGCAGGGCCGGTTGGCGGAGCACATAGACAATCCCGAGTGGATGTATCGCCTCTGCTGCGCCCGCCTGATGCTTGGGAACTACTCCTGGGGCGGATGGGAGCACAGACACCCGTGGGCGCAGATGCTTTGGTTCAGACCGGACGCGTTAGCCATCCCACGGTGGGACGGACGGATGGTAAAGAGACTCCTGGTCTTAGGAGAACAGGGTTTAGGCGATGAGGTGATGTTCTCCTCCTGCATCCCAGAGGCTCAGAAACGGGCCGAAGTCGTGATGATTACGCAGGACCGGATGCAAAGCCTGTTTGAGCGGTCATTCGGGATCAAGACTTACCCGAGGGATCTCGGAAAAGAACTGACGTTAGCGAAAGAATTAGCGAAGGACTGCGATGCCTATATCGGAGTTGCCGACCTTCCAAGAGTCATTGGAATGGCCGATGGACGAAGTTTTCTACGTCCAGACCCCGCTAGGCTGGCAGAGATGGAGCCTTACCGAGGACGGGTGGGAATTTCATGGCGAGGTCGAAATGGCCAATATCCACTAAAAGACTTCCCGCAAGGTCTCAGCCTTCAATACAACCTGAACTGGGATGAAGAAGTAGAAAGTCCCCATATCGACCTGAAAGACGACATAGAAGGTGTTTTAGCCCTGATAAGCGTGCTTTCTAAAGTCGTCACGGTTAGCACTTCAGTCGCCCACTTTGCGGGTGCTTTAGGGGTGCCTACTGAGGTCATTCAAGCCCCTGTGGGTAGTGGTTCGTCAGAGAACCAGATCAACTGGCGCTGGGGGCAGAAGAAGCGGGTCCATTGGTACAGATCGGTTACCGTTTACCGCAACTTAAACGAGTGGAGAGCTAATGAAAAGAAGGTCGTTCTTTAAGTGGCTGGGTGCCGCTGCTGCCGCACCTGTAGCCGCAAAGGCTGCTGACCTCAAATTCCCGAAGGGGTTGGTCGAAGCGCCCAAGAGTCAGCCGGAAGAATATGAAGAAGAGGAATACGAGGTCATTGGTGTTGCCGGTGTTAATTACGACCTTGTGTGTACGTGTTCTCCAATGCCAATCACTGCCTCAGAAATAGAAAGCCAGCTTGGGCTACGGCGACGATCTAATCGTTAGTTCCATCGTCAAGAAGGCTTACGCGAAACATAACAAGAAAATCTGCGTAGGTGATGGACAAAAGGTTATCTGGGAAGAAGTCTTTGAGCACAACCCCAAGATGTCGAAAGAACCGTATCCAGGTTGTATCTGGGTGCCGAACATCATGGGCAAAAGACCTTACATTGATTACACCCGTAGCAAGCCGGGAAAGATCGCATTCAACTACGACTACAAGGTAGAGCCTGGGGAAATCTTCTTCCATCCTTCTGAGCTACGACATGACCAAAAAGACTTCATCTACATCGAACCCAACGTCAAAGGCACGTTCTCCGGCAACAAAGACTGGGGTTTCGAGAAGTGGCAGCAAGTCGTCAAAGCCCTCCCGTACAAGTTCATCCAAGGTAGGGGCCGCCGCCTTGACGCTGTTGAACAAGTCGAAACCCGAAGTTTTAGAGACGCCTGCGCCTTGCTGGCAAATGCCAAGCTATTCGTCGGTACAGATGGCGGCCTGCACCACGCGGCGGCCGCTCTCGGATTACCCGGTGTGGTCGTCTGGGGAGGACTCGCCCCCCCATCAGTCTTGGGATACGACGCCCACACCAACCTCCATATGGGCGCGGCTGCGTGTGGTCTTAATGGTGCCTGTGAACATTGCCGGAAGGCTTTGGCGGGGATTACCGTGGAAATGGTGGTAAGTGCGATTACTGGACACGCAGGAGCTTTTGCCAAGCATTCTGAAGGGCATTGAGTCTGCAAAACCCGTAGGCGAACACCGGCAGGGTATTTGGGAAAGTTGCTGGCAGGATAAAGACGATCCTGATTACTTCTCGGACATCGTTCGATACAAAGGCTCGTTCTACCAAGCGCCGGGGTTTGAGCGGAATCACCTTCAGTCCCTAAGAGACAAGTTCTTCGGCTACTTCGATGGCGAAGTGTCTGAATTTGGCTGCGGGTCGGGACAGAATCTGAAGGGCTTGAAGGGCAAGCTCCACGGCTACGACTGGGCGGAATCTGCGGTTAAACGAGTTCGCGCAATGGGAATTCATGCCGAGCGGTTCGATATGTTCAACCCCTCCCCGATAGACCTGAAGGGCGGGGTTTTGACTGTTCACGCTTTGGAACAACTCGGAGACAAGTTCGGCCCCTTTCTCCAATTTCTCATGGATAAGAAGCCGGAAATCTGTGTGCATATCGAACCGATTGAAGAGTTGTATGAAGACAATCTTTTAGACAACCTCGCTCTTTCTTATCACAAGAAGCGCGGTTATCTAAGCGGTTTTCTGAAGGCGTTAAAAGGCAAGACGATTGAAGTTGAGAGGACGTATGTGGGCAGTCTGTTCCACGAAGCCTATTCCGTTGTGGTGTGGAGACCGTGATAACGGTCCTGATGCCCTCACGAGGAAGGCCAATTGACTGCAAGGCGGCGTATGACAGTGCTTTAAAAACCGCGAAGGGTGAAGTTGAGATCCTCGTTTATCTGGATGAAGACGACTCTACCTTAAAGCAGTACACCGTTCCTCATGTTGTCGGCAAGCCATTGCATTGCGCAAAAGCCAATAAAGAACTACTGAAAGTCGCAAAGGGCGATCTCTTTTACTTCGGCTCCGATGACCAGCGATGGGAAACGCAGGGCTGGGATACTCGCTTTGCCGAACTCATGCCCGAAGACGGGTTATCCATTCTCTACCCGAGAGACATGGAGAACGGGCAAAAGAGCATCAACCCGGTGTGGTCGCGGAAGTTTGCTGACTTGTTCGGTCATTACCCCGATTACTTCGAGCATTTCGGGCCGGATACCTGGTTGATCGACATTGCCAGAAGGGCAGGGACTCTCATCCCCGCCAAGGATGTATTTATCCGCCATCAGAGAATCAAGGACGCCACCTATGGCCGCGTCAGGGCTTCCCATCCCGGTGGGGGCGCGCAGAAGAAACTGATAGAAACCGAAGGCGAACGACAGCAGATAGCGGAGCAAATCAAATTAATGCGTATGCCTGTAGTAGCCCAATAAGGCAGGCCGTCGTTGAGGCGGCGGGGCAGGCTAAAAAGGCCAAGTTCCATATTGGAGACGGCCCTTACGAATCCGGGGATGCGATTGTCTGGGGTCTGATACGAGGTGCGCCGGAGCTAATCCAACGGATTAGGAAAGCTGGGGGTAATTACTACCACCTGGACAACGGCTACTTCGGCAAGAACAAGTATTTCAGAATCACCAAGAACGCGAATCAGGTTACAGAACTGACTATAAGGACGCCCGAGCGATTTGAGAAAATCAGGAAGAACGTAACCTTCCGGCCTAAAGGCAATGGCTCCAGGATCGTTCTAGCTCTTTCTACCGAGCATTTATACAAGTTCTTTGGGATGGATATTAAGAAATACACCGATGAAACGGTCGCGCAAATCAGGCAGTTCACCGACCGCAAGATCATCATCAGACCTAAAGACGCGAATTACCCGATAGAGAACGATTTAAAGGAGGCGTGTTGTTTAGTTACGCATACCTCCTGTGCGGCACTAGACGCCCTGCAATGGGGGGTGCCGGTTATCACTACAGGCGAATGTTCTGCCAAGCCCCTTTCAGGGCAGTTTAAAGACATCGAAAACCTAGTCTTGCCAGAAAGAGAGCCGTTGTTCTGGCATCTGGCATGGAATCAATTCACGGTGGAAGAGCTTAGAGAAGGGCTTTGGTGCTGAAACTATTCCTGGGTTACGACAAGAGAGAATCTGTCGCGTATCACGTTTGTAGTCATTCAATACTGAAGCGAAGTTCGATACCCGTCAGCATCACCCCGCTAAACCGCGACTGTCTCCGCGGTTTTTTTTCGCGCCCAAGGGGGCCTTACGACTCGACGGACTTTGCAATAACCCGGTTTCTAGTCCCGTTCCTGTGCGACTTCCAAGGGTTCTCAGTCTTTATGGACGGGGACATGCTGTGTCTGGGAGACGTGGCGGAACTGGCGAATTACTGCACATTGATGGACAAGTACGGAACGGCTGTGAGGGTAGTCAAGCATGAGTATGTACCGACCGAAGAGACCAAGTTTCTTGGAAACGTCCAGACCAAGTACGAAAAGAAAAACTGGAGTTCGGTCATGGTTTTCAACAATTCACTCTGTACTGCGCTTACTCCTGACTATATTGAGAAAGCTCCTGGGTTAGAGCTGCACCAGTTCAGATGGTGCGAACCGCATCAGGTTTCTAATTTACCCGCTGCATGGAATTGTCTTGTAGGGGTTCAGGAAGTGAAAGAGCCTCGTTTGCTTCACTTCACAAAAGGAACGCCCTGTTTCCCTGAGTACCGGGACCAGGACTACGCAGAGCTTTGGCAGGCCGAGTATCAGGACATGATTAGCTGTGGATGATCTAAGAGAGCTTGTCAGAACCTTAGAAGCCCTCGACCACAAGCAAAGCATCAACCGGCTCGCGCACTACAAGCCTTACCCCTACCAGCTCGCTTTTCATAACGCGCTGGGGCATGACAGTAATGCGCCTGCAATGCAACGCTTTCTGATGGCTGCGAACGGTGTAGGTAAAACCAAGTCCGCCGCCTTTGAAACCGCCATCCATGCGACCGGACGTTATCCGGACTGGTGGACGGGGACACGTTTTCACACCGCAGTCGAAATCATTGTTGGGGCTAAAACCAACGACGCCGCCGTTAAGGTGGTGCAGAAAGAGCTGTTTGGCGACGTGATGGAAAAGAAGTCTTTAGGAACGGGTGCTATTCCCAGAGACTGCCTGAATACCAACTTCAAGATGAAGCCCGGAATACCAGGGGCCATCTCTGAGTGTCTTGTAAAGCACGTTTCTGGAAGGTGGTCGAAGTTAGCCATCATGTCCTACGACCAGAAGCCCAAAGCCTTCATGGGGACACGATTCGATATCGGCTGGCTGGACGAAGAACCCCCGTCTGAAATCTGGTCGCAGTTCATTCGCGGAACGCTGAGTCGAAAGCGGGCGATTTTGTATATCACCGCTACCCCTGAAGAGGGCATGACTTCAGTCGTTATCCAGTTTACGAATGATCTAAAGAAGGGCCAAGCCCTTTTAACTGCGACATGGGACGACGCGCCGCACCTCTCGGATGAAGAGAAGGAACAGCGGTTGAGTGCTTTCCCCCCCCATGAGCGGGAGATGCGAAGCAAAGGTGTTCCTTTAATGGGTGCGGGTTTGATCTTCCCGTTCTCGGATCAGGACATGGTTGTCGCTCCTTTCAAGATTCCCGAGCATTGGCCGCAGATCATCGGCATCGACTTCGGCTTCAACCATCCCTTCGCTGCTGTGAAACTCGCGTGGGATCGGGACTCGGATACGGTTTACCTGACTGCGGAATACCGGCAGAAAGGGGCTGTACCAACGACTCACGCCGACGTAATCAAGAAGTGGGGCGACTGGCCGGTAGCGTGGCCGCACGACGGATTGAATACGGAAAAGGGGACTGGAGACGAGTTGCGTAAGTCCTATGAGGACGCGGGACTGAACATGCTCCCCGATAAGGCTACTAATCAGCCTGACTTCGCCATGGGCCAGAAGGAAGGCGAGGGGGGTAATTCAAGAGAACGCTCCGTCCTGGATATGTTTGCCAGGATGGAGAACGGGAAATTCAGGGTCTTCTCAACCTGTACTAACTGGTTGCAGGAGAAGTCGATGTATCACCGGGACGAGAAGGCAAAAATTGTGGACCTTATGGACGACCTCATATCCGCTTCACGGTACGCGCACATGATGCTTCGGAAGGCCGCCGTCCGCACGGTGAAGGTCCGACATAAAGACCTCGAAGTGGGAGCATCGAACTGGTAATGGAACTCTTCGAGCAGATGTCTCGCGGCTTGCGTTCCGATAACTACCGGAATAGTCCGCGCAAGAGTTATGTCACCCAGCTTGCTCCGCAGGAGCGCCCCGCCTTTGAGAATTGGGTAAGGAAAAACAAAGTCCCTTACGACCCAAGCCCGGAAGCGGATTACGACATGCCGGGCTTCTGGAAGGCCCTCCAGATGGGAGACAAGCGGGCGGCATCAGGGATTGCGCCTGACGGAAAGCTGCACTTCACAGACTTTTTCAAAACGCCTTACCACAAGACGTTTTCCAACGAATCCAAGTATTCAACCAATAAGAGCGACCCCCAATGGCGGGACAACATTCTGTATCAGTACGGCAATATCGTTGCCGATGAAAACCAGCCTTGGTGGAAATACTAATGGCAGACGTTAAAAAGCGGAAGATCCGCGACAAGGACTGGGAGAAGGTCCAAATCTTCATAAAGGGCGAACTCGACTCGCGTAAAAAATCCCAATACCGCGTACACCATGAGTCCATCTGGAAAGAAGTAGATCGCCAAATAAAGATGGAACCCATGAAACGGGTGACCCAAGCTGGAAAAGCGGTCAAGAAGTCCTGGAACTCCGCCTTTGAACTGGGAGAGCTTTCAAAGGCTTCAGAGATTATTTCCGCCGACATCCGCAGAATCACCTTCCCGCAAGAGCGGCACTGGTTTGAATCGCACGTTGAGATTCCCCCGCGGCTGAATGAAGAGACCGGGACCGAGAGGATTGACGACGAAACGCAGACCAAGGTGGATGGGCTGTTAAGAGCTTTGATGACCCAGCAGCAGATCGACTTCGGGTTTAAGGCGAACGTAGACCTCTCCATTAAAGAAGCCCTGCACCACGGCTCTTTTGTAGTAACGGCGGAATGGGATACCGACCTCTACGTTGAAGATGGGGCGAAGGTCGGAAACATGGCTGCGCCGACATGGGTGCCGCATAGCATGTGGAATTGCTTCCCAGACCCTTCTCCGGCTGTGGGTTCGGGAAAGATGTACTACTGTGGTTCGATGATTATCGAGTCCTACATGCCCCTTCACAAGCTGAAGAGGATGCGGGGCGAGGGCTGGATGCCCTCACAGTTTGAGAAGATCCCCCGCGAAGAACACAAGAGAAAGTCCGGGGATCAGAATATCGACACCAAGGACGTGCAGATTGTCACCTACTACGGGGACATCGTAATAGACCGTAAGGACGGGGACGACATTTATCTCCCAAACAGCATCGCCAAAATAGCCAATGGGGTGATTTGCTACTACACGCCGAACCCCTTACCTTTTTCTCCGGTGATCTATAACGGCTACGAAAAGCAGGATGTGAGAGACCCGTACTATACGAGTCCGATCATCAAGCAGTCGCCAATGCAGAAGTTGACGACGATTCTTGCGAACAAGTTCATAGACGGGGTAAGTCTTAAAGTCGAACCGCCGATTGTCTACGACGGGAATGACCCGTACTTCGTAGAGCATGACGGGCCGATTATCGCGCCTGGAGTTAAAACACCAACCAAAGGTTCCACAGAATTCAAGCTGGTTGAGACCGGAGACCCGGCCTACGCTTTAGAAGGCCTTCAAATGGGCCTCAGGCAGATGCAGGAAGGTACTGGCGTTAGCGCAGTAAGAACAGGGGTAGCTAATTCAGACCGTCAAACTGCTACCGAAGTGCAGAAAATTGCCCAAGGCGCGGAAGTCCGCACCGTGGACTTTATCGACAAACTGAACTACTCCCTGCGTTCCTTCTTGTACATGCAGCACGAGTTGAACAAGAAGAACATGAAGGAATACTCGTTTTACAACGAGAACATGCAGTCGCAGGACTTTGTAAGGGTGACCGCTAAAGATTTAGCAATGGCGCAGTCGGTTCACTTCGATGTAACGGGAGCCAGGGGTATTCTCGGTGAAGAACAGCGAAGCCAGAAGATGTCCGTGGTTACTGCTTTTGCTTCTGGGAATCCTTTGTTTGCACCTCTGCTGAAGCCTGCCGAACTGCTGATTGAGGGTTATCGGGACGCGGGGGTTAAGAACCCTGAAAGGTTTGTAAACGCCGAACCCGGAGAGACGGTGCCCATCGCCCAAGCCGAGCAGATGGCACAAGAGCAAATGGCTCCCCTTCAGGAAGAACTCCAGAAGTTGCAGGAAGAACTCGCAAAGGCTAAACAGAACGAACAAGCCAAGATGGTCGAGGCGGAAACCAAGTCGAGGATGGCCGAAGAGGACGCGACCCTGAAACGCGACGAAGCGATGGCGCGGGATGACCGCGAACGTCAGTCCGCACTTTGGGCGCATGAAGCGAGAATGGAAGAAATCCGCCTTGCCCACGAAGCCAAGTTAATCGAGATTGACGCCCAGAAGGAACTCGCCAAGGAATCCCGAGATACCAAGGAAGGCGACGACAGCAAGATTTCCGCCGCCATCTCCAAAATCAAGATGCCCGACGTTCACATCCACCAGGGCGGGAAGAAGAAGATTACTTTGCCCGGTGGCAAAACGGCAACCGTAGAGTCTGAATGAACCTTCTCGCCGGTAAGTTGTACGACCCCGGAACCGCCGTCAACAAGGTGACGACGGGTGTAATCGCCATGACGGCGCTGGACACGACGAACCTGCGGCTGGCGTTTGTAGTGCCGCCGTCAGGGATTGTCCGTGTTCGGCTGCAAGGCACACTGCATGGCGCGACCACTTTCCCGCAAATCATTCTTGGGGTTTTGAACGGCGCTACGGTTGTTGGAAGGGTAGCTCCAATGACCGGCGGCGGGAACCTTGCCGCGACGACACTGCAGGCGGTGGAGGCGGCGTTTATAGTGACTGGCCTGACCCCCGGCGCGTCGCTGAACTATGACGCGGCTTATGGCGTGGAAACGCTAGTCGCCGCGACCGGCCTGAAGTACGGCGGGCCGAACAACACCGTCGCGAACGACAACTTCGGCGGCTTCGCCTTCGAGATATGGGACCCGTGCCCGATCTACACGCCGACCAGCGGCACCGCGCCGACAGCGCCGGTCAGTGCGCGGGTTGACACCAACGGCACCTATATCGACACCGAGGTTGCGGCGATTAAAGTCAAGACAGACTTCCTGCCATCGGCTACCGCAGGGACGGCGGGCGGTGTATTCATCGCTGGCACGAACGCTGCCACTACGATCACAACCGGGCTGACAACGACCTTCACCGGGAACGTGACCGGCTCAGTCGGCAGCGTAACCGGCCTAACTGCGGCCAACCTCGACGTTGCCGTCTCTTCAAGACTGGCAACCGCCGGATACACCGCTCCCGACAATGCGACAGTGGCGCTGATCGCCGGTTACACAGACTCCATTGAGTCTCGCCTTCCCGCCGCGTTGGTTGGTGGGCGCATGGCCGCGAACGCAGAAGTGGTCGGAGATAAGACAGGCTACAGTCTGACCACGGCCCCGCTGGACGCGGCAGGCACCCGCACGGCGGTTGGTTTGGCTGCGGCAAATCTGGACACGCAATTGGCCGCGCTACTGCCGACCGCCAGTTACACCGCCCCTGACAACGCAAGCATCACCGCGATCAAGGCGAAAACCGACAGCCTTAACTTCACCGTCGCAGGACAGGTGAATGCGAATATTAAGTATGTGAATGGCGTGCTGGTAAACGGCGACGGCGCAGCCACGCCTTGGGGTCCATGAACGCATGGGGAGTAAGTTTTGGTAATAGCTGGGGAAGTAGTTTCGGGACGGCCTCCGCTTCCGTGGTCAGGCCCAGTGGTGGGAGTAGGTATTTCGGCTGGACACCAGAACCGAAGAAAAAGAAGAAAAAGCCCAAAGTACAAATAGCGGTAGAAGGCAAGAAGATCGCCTATGTGGTTTATGAAGGCGTTCCTTCCTACGCGCCTTTGCTTGAAAGCATTCAAAGCCTCGCTGAGATCATCGAGAGCAGTGCGAGAGAGCGGGTAATCCGCAAAAAGATCCAGGACATCGAGGACGAGGAAGACATCATTATCATTCTGAGTATGTTGAATTGAATCTCGCAGAAGCGTTAGTCCGACTCCGAAGTACACCGGAGTTCCAAGCCGTACTAGAGGCCGCCGAAACCAAGCGGCCTTTTTTATCGCCCGTAAATCTCAGCAAGACGACCGATGAGCAGTTCAACCGATACGTCTATACCTCTGGACAGCTCAACGGATTCGAGAGTGTTTTTAACTTACTGAAAGGTAACAAATGAAAGATGAGTGCGAGGTATCTCTTTGCGCAGCAGTTATTAAGCGTGCGATTGATGATCTCAGCGTAGAAGAAGTGGAAGTCATGGCTGATGGTAAAAAGTATGTTCACAAACATTGGAAGTCTGCTGTTGAATTTCTGACCGGCAGAGACATGGAGACATGGTTGCGTGTCGCGAACATAGATGGAATGGTTTTGCGAAATGAACTTAGGAAACAACGAATTCTTGGGAACCTTGGCCTCGGCCTCGGCTCCGTCGGGCTTGTGCGTGTTAACCAAGCTCAGGGTTTCGGCTGGCTTTATGGAAATTAAGTAAGTCAGTTATCGCCCCGTTAGGGGCACGCCACTGTCGGGATGACAGCGGCAAGACGGCCACTTGGATAACTCCGGTGGCCGTTTCCTTTTAGGAGATTGCATGAGTGAAGAATCGCAGGTTCAGACCGAGGTCGAACCTAGCCTTGATGATGTTTACAAGCAATACAACGTGCAAGAGGTAGCCGAAACCTTCACTGCAACACCGGCACCTCAAGTACAGCCCCAAGCTCAACCTCAGCAATCGTTCGTCCCTGACCCCGCACTTGATATTGATGGGTTCAAGCGATGGGCGCAGCAACAAGGTTCAGCGGATCAAGAACTACGGCAGACCCTTACTACTGTCAACGACCGACTCAGTAAATTCGAGCAAGAGCGCGTCCGTGTCAGGGAAGAGGCAGACCTTCAAAAAGCAGTGGGTGTTCTGAAAGACAAGGTTCCCGGCGCAGATGATGAATTCCTGGAAATCGCTCTAGCCCACAAGGCCCGCAAAGATCCGAAGCTCCTCTCCATTTGGGAGAACCGAGCCAAGAATCCTCAGGCTTTGGACGCCGCACTAAAAGCGGTGGGTAACGAGTTCGCTTCCAAGTTCGCCATGAAAGCCGACCCTCAACTTGCAGAAAACACACGCGCCATGAAGGCCTCTCGGGATCAGAGGGCCACGACACAAGCACCTAGCGTCGATGAAAAATGGAGCAATCCAGACAGCTTTGCACGCGAATGGGACCGACTTGTTAATGGCTAGCTGATCGTGCTCAACCCTTTTATGGGACACGACAATGGCCGCACTAATCTCAGCACTGGACTCCAATGTACCAGCGCCAGTAAACTTTGTATTGATGAAGGGGCTGCTCTCCGCAGCTCGTAAGAAACTCCCGTACTTTAACGGCACCCTTCCGGGTTCGCTGGAGAAGTCCAAAGGTTCTGCCTCAGTTAAGTGGCGTCGGATTGAAAACCTGACTGCCGCAACGACTGCTCTTGCAGAGCGTAACGGCACTGCAACGGCCTTCCTGGGCCGTGATGCGGTTCAGCCGACCATCACCGACCTTAGCGTGGCGATGGCGAAGTACGGCAATGCCATCCTGACCTCCGAGGAAGTTGACCTGTACAACGTCAACTCCAAGACGGCTCAGTTGATGGATACCCTGGGTGCGAACGCGGGTGAGTCCCTGAACACGTTGATGCGTGACGTGTACAACTCGGGCTTTACCAACGTCCGTTATGCCTCTGGTGTGGCGAACGACTCGGCCATTGCTGCGGCGATCTCGGTTAACGACATCAAGTACTCCGTTAACTTCATTAACCGCAACTCGGGCATGCCGTTTACCGCCAAGGGCTATGGTTCTACCAACATAGGCTCGACGCCTATTCGTGCTTCGTACTACGGCATCTGCCATCCGGACGTTGAGGAAGATATTCGCTCTCTCTCCGGGTTTAAGGATGTTGTGGAATACGGCGGTTACGTGGAAACCGAGCCGCACGAGTTTGGTGCGATTGGTGGGGTGCGTTGGTCGGTGACGGAAATCGCGCCGATCACTTCCGGGTCTGCGGCTGTTTCCAACAACGCCTTGCGCGGCACGTCTGGCGGAGCGGCGATCGACATTTACTCCACGTTCATTTACGGCAAGGAGTGCGTCGGTTCCGTGGGTCTGGGAAATATGCACGCAACCTCGCAGCAGATGATGTACGACTCCAGCAAGCCCCCGGCAGTCGAACTGATTCAGCACCTGCCTGGAAGCTCGGGTATTTTCGATATGTACAACGAAGTCGGGTCGATTGCCTGGAAAGCCTTCTGGGCTGGAAAGGTTCTCAACGCAAACTGGGGCGTCAAAATCCGCACCGGTGCGTCACGACTGGCATAACCTTTAGCCCCCTTTCGAGGGGGCTTTTTACTGGGGATTTATGAACGAGTTTGATAAAGCGCAGGCCAAGCACGCGAAGAACAAAGTCCGTAGTGATGCTTACGCGCAGAAGTTGAAGGAAGCCGAAGAAGATATTCGGGAACTCAAGAAGTCCTCAGTAAAAAGATGCACGGTTACCTTAATCATCAATGACGGGTCGGAGCATTCCCAAACATGGGAGGCTAACCAGCTTTTCGGGACTGTCATAGCGGGCCAACGGAAAAAGGAGTGGTACATGAGCACAGCTAAATCCGCTCTTGAGAAATTCTTTGGGAGACTGACGTGCCCGTAGTCGTAGACTCCCTAGACTTTACCTTCCTCGATGCTGTTAACCGCATACTCAGAGCCAACGGCGTAATTCGTGGCGACGATGACGCGATTGTCACGTTCAGCGACGTTCAGCATAACGCCACATTGAATCTGGCAAAGATCGCGGTGCAGGATGAGCTGGTAGAGCTTACTTCTGACAGGCTTATTCCTCTGGAGCAAACAACGGGAACGCTGGCCGTTTCTGCTGGAGCGAGAACCTACGCCCTTGCCTCTGACTTCGTGCAGTTCTACGGACACCCCTTGTTCTACGACGCCACCAATAACCGGCAGTTGTATGAATACCCGGGTGGGGAACAAGCCCTGAGAATGCAAATCTTCAATTACAAGACCGTATCTGGAGACCCTAGTAACTGGTACTTCGTGGGAGCCGCTACAAATCAAGTCGGGTTTTATCAAGTGCCCAATGCGGCAAAGACCTACTCCTACGACTACGAACGTAGTGTGTATGTGGAGAACTCGACGGACGAAATACCGTTCCACACAAACGAGCAGTGCCACACCTTCTGCTCCGCAGCCGGAAGACGGTTCAAGTTCCTGTTCGAGAACGCGCAGAACGTAGACCTTGTTCTCGCCAATGACGCGACTTACCAAAGCGCCAAGGCGAGGCTGGCAAGGCTTATCAAGGGGCGTAACCCCTATGGCAGTTACGGGTCCGATTACGCATGAGGATTCAGTTCCCCTACGGGCTGAACGAGAACGAACAGCCGGATATTGGAGAGGCCTACCGAGGATCGAAGAACTTTGAACTGTCAAAATCTTCGACCTCTTTCACGCCTAGAAGCCCGTTTGATTCCAAGGCCGTAACAACGAATGTCTCGGATATTCGGGGCTTCATGCAACTGGTTAAAAGAACCGGCACGCAAACGACTTTAGTTCAGTCTGGCGATACGGTCTACGAGTGGGACGGGAATGCGACCTTCACTTCAAGGGGCACGGTTCACGCTTCTTCCCAACTCCGCTATGCCTATTGGTCTTTGGATGACTACCTGATAATTCCAGATGTCCAGAAGTTGACGGTCATGAAGAAGTGGGACGGGACGACGTTTTCCAGTCTCACTACGGGTTTGGGTGGTGCGTTGTATGCAAGGTACGCCATCATCCACCAAGGCAGGTGTTGGCTGTTCAACATCACCGAAGGGGCGACGGCTTTACCCCAAGTCATTCTCGCCTCCGCCTTTGAAAACCCGCAGAACTATGACTCCGCGACAAGATCGGGATCATCGTCTTTTGTTACTGGAGATGAGGCGTTTTACCTCGTTTCTCCCGATGTGAGAGCTATAAACGGGGTGGCGGTTTTCCACGACCAACTGATTATCTCCACGGAAGAGGGCAGGCTTTACAAGCTCACAGGGACGGATTCGACCAACTACGCCTTTCAGGAATTCTATTCCGGCTCTGCCGCCATCGGCACGGAGTCAATGGCGAACGTTGGGAATGATGTGGTGTACATGCGGGCGGGTGGGAACATTGAGTCCATCATCGCCACGCAGAACTTTGGTGATGTGTCTGCTGACGATCTTTCAAGGTGGATTCCACAGACGGTAGAGGACTTGGCTGAGTCCATCACCATCTACGACCAGACCCGGCAGAAAATATTATTTTTCGTGTCGGGGAAAGTCCTTGTTCTCTTCAAGGACATCCTGCCTTCCGGACAAAGCCCGTGGTCTGTTTATACGACCGCTCACGCCAATGGCTTTAACACCAATGCCGCGTGTTACATGCGACGACCGGGAACGGATCAGTTCACCGTCTACTTCGGGGGAAGTGCGGGACAGATTTACGACCTCAACGGGGAAGGTAATGGGGACGGGGCTTCGGCTGAAATAACTTCCACCCGAAAACTGCGCTACATCGACAGCGAAATGGCGCAGATGGATTTCAAGCGGCAGATTCTTACCGGGAGGGTCCAGTACCGCAGACTGTTTTCAGTCCCGCTAGACCTGACTTTCGACTGGGGCGATGACTACCACGCTCCCACATGCAGTATCACGCTCAAGGGCACGCCGGATGGAGATACAGGAAATTACTACGGAGGACTCGTTTATTACGGGGGATCGGTCTACTACAACCAGGGCTTCACCTTTGCTAATCGAATCTCCTCCAAAGGCTTCAGCCCCACAGGTAAGAGTCCGGGCTTCTTCCTCACCACCGAAGTCCAATCTACCAAAGACTTTCAAATCGACGAAATACGAATCCCGGACGAAATCCCGTCGTGATCTGGTTTTAAGGGATCGACCGAATATAAGGCCGTTGGATTTGGGAGACGAGAAGGCTTACGGCAAAGACATGGGGGTGTTGTGGGCCGCTTACAAAGCCGGTTCTTTCGGCATGCCGAAAGACATGACTCAAGAAGTCTTTGCGGAGTACATCATCAATCTAGCGGTTCAGTTTGATTCCCTGTTCATGGTTGAGGACAAAAACCCGGCTTACAAAGACAAAGGCCCGGTTGCAGTGATTCTTGTAAAGACTGACCGGGAGATTATCCGACCGGACATTGACTACTTCAAGTGGGCCACGGGAAAGAATGTACTAAGAACCACTGTGAGTTTCTTCCAGTGGGTCCGGTATTCAAAAGACGTGGGGATGTGTGTATTTGGGTCCACCCTTAAATCACGGAAGCTCTATGAACGCATGAGAGAGTACGGGATTCTGGTGTGGCATGTGGGCAATGGTTACTTTGGGTTAGCAGGGAGAAAAGAATCGTAAGGCCCGCCACAGAGCGAGATATTCCTGTGCTGCTGGATATGTGCAAGCGGTTCTATGACGCCACCGGCTACAAGATGCCGTTTCACTTTGGGTCGATGAAAAGGACGATTAAATTACTCACCGAGTCCCATGTTTTTTTGGTGTACGGAGACAAGCCAATAGGCATGGCGGCGGCGATGGTTGCTCCTGCATTCTTTAACGCGAACGTCATTCAGGCCGTGGAGTTGTTCTGGTGGGTTAACCCGGATGCTAGAGGGGTGGGCGGGGCGCTGCTTGAAGGGCTTGAACAAGCCGTCAAGGACAAAGGAGCGAGTCATCTTTCCATGTTGTGCCTGGAAAGCATGGAACCTCAAAAGGTGGGCGAGATGTATAAACGCCGTGGATATTCCCCGGTTGAGCATTCTTATATGAAGGAACTCTGATGGCTGTAACAACTGCTGCCGCAATCGGCATGGGATTGTCCGCTGCTGGAACGGCGTATGCCGCCAACAGAGCCTCTAAATCAAAAGGGGCGTCAGGTTCGGACCCCTACGAGTTTCCCCGACTTTCCCAATACGGATCTTCCATCCGCCGCATCCCGGTCGCCAAGGCTAATGGTGGCGGGAACTTCGTGCAGGCCACGTTCGACCCTTCCATTAGAGGTCTGAGAGAACAGGCTTTGGGAAGGCTCCCTGACTACCGGGCTGGCATAGGGGAGTCCTACGGCGCGTTGGATCAAAACCTTTCGAGGGCAAGTGATGAACTGGGGTCGAATCAAAATCCATTCATTCAAGCGCGGGTTAATCCTCTGCTTGCTCGTGCCGCTGAGGGTCGGGGCGCTTTGTCTCGCGGTCTTACTCGTCGCGGGCTTGGTGGTTCTAGTCTTTACTCTTCAGGGCTTGGAAACTATGAGGCAGAAGTGGGAAGAGCAGTAGGCGACCAGCAAGCCCTTGCCACACAAGAATCTCTTTCCGCCAAACTCGGTGTCGATACGCAACGCTACAACTCGGCACTTTCTGCCCTGCAAGCCTTCCAAAGCATGGACGCTACAGAGCAGGGCATTGCTTCTCAGAACCTGTCGCAAGAGCTTCAAGCCCTTGGAATGACAGAGGCGGACGTTGGGGCAGCCATGCAAGCCGCTGGACTCAACATGCAACAGCAGCAGTTGAAGAACGAGACGATATTCCGGGGCATGGATACGATGGGGAGGATTGCAGGATCGTATAACCAATCTCCAGCCCTTAGCGGGAACACCGCTTCACCCAGCGCCTACAACGCGTTTACACGATGAGCATCCTCCAGGCACTATCGCAAGGACTTAGGGCCGCTGGCGCTACTGGGTCGCAGAGCGTCTATAACACCCAGCGCCAGGAAGAACAGACCGACCTCGACCGCAAGCAGAGGATGAAGGAACTGACTCTGGGCGTCATAGTAAAGGGGTTGGAGTCAGGCGCTATCGCCCGGGAGAAGGGGCCGGGACTTTTTCAGCAGTTGGGCGTAGACATGCCCGGTATGGGGCCGACTGCCGATACGCAGATGAACCAGTTGAAGCTGGCAGAGGCGCAAGACCTCACCAACAGGCGCAACCAGTTCAACCAGCCAGAAACGCCCCCTGTAGACGCACCCCTTCAGGAAGGGGCTTTGCCGCCCACAGAAGTTAAGGCACAGCAAACCCCTCTGGATGTCTACATGGCCCGCGCCCAACGGGCAGACGGCCTTGGCCTGAAAGAAGAGTTTGAGCGCAACTCCAAGCTGGCGGAGATGGAGTTAAGGCAACGTGAAAAGAAGTCAGGTGTTGGAACTCTTATTGCAGAACGGGACGCTTTGCCTGAAGGCGACCCGAGGCGTGCGATCTACGACAAAGCAATAGGCAAGGAAACGACCGCACCAGAAGGCGCAGGCACGCAGCAGGAACGCGCCCTTCAGGCCTTGAGAAACCTGCAAATCAAGGTAAACGGTGGCGGGCAACTTAGCGAGGATGAAGAGTTCCAGGCGCAGAGCGCAAGGGCGATCCTGTCTCAACAAAGAATGGGAATTGACCCAGTTACGAACCAGCCCATGTTCTCCCAGCCATTGACCGTGCCTGAGTCCATGAGTGTTGGGCGTAGTGGCGGCAGTGGTAAGGCAGTAAATACCGTTCCTCCTATAACCAGTGGCCGCAAGCCTCTGGACCCCGGAACCGAGAAAAAACTCGGGATGATGGGTGAGGGGGTATCGCAACTAAACTCTTTGGTAAGCCGATTCAAAGATGAATTTGCCGGGTTTGTCTCCGATACCCTTGGGGCGGGCGCGATTGAAAGCGGGCGAAGGGGGATCTTGCCCAAATACAAAGATACCGCTGATTTCTGGCAGGCTTATGAGCAGTGGATTACGGATGTTCGTGCTGAGAAATTCGGTTTGAGTCTGACCGGGAATGAATTGAAGGCTATGGGTCAGTACAAGTCCAAGCCTAGCGACTCTGCGGCAGTCATTAAGACCAACATGGCACGGCAGTTGAAGATTGTAGAGGACTCGATTCAGCGTCAACTCGGCGCGGTCGCCGTAAGCGGGCAAAACGTCAAACAGGCCGAGGCTTTGTTGCCAAAACCTGAAACTAAGGAAAAAGTTAAAGCCAAGCCGCCTGGCACTTATGGCAACGAGCAGGAGATTAGGGATCAATTCATGCTCGGAAATATGACGCCTGAACAGTACGAGGAAGAACTGTATCAGTTCTACATGAGGCAGAAATGACAGACAAAGAGGCGCGGGCAAGGGCAAAGGCTACTTTAGCGAGGTCGCAGGCAGAGCGCGAACTTGCGACGAAACAGCCACTGGAGAAGCGCCTGCAAGACCCCGTATACGGCATGAGAAGCACGCTCGATGCCGGGGCTAATCTTGCAACCGGCTCTGTAGCCGCCCCGATCTCCGGCATTGCTGGACTCGTTGGCGCCGCCCTTCCCGGCCCCCAAGGACAGGGTGCTGACTGGGTTAGAAAGACGCAAGAAGCCCTGACATGGAAGCCCCGCACCGAAGGCGGCGCAGCGATTGCAGACACCATTGCAGCGCCGGGAACATGGCTGGCTGGGAAGGGTGACCAGGCGGGTGGCGCTGTTACAGACCTGACCGGAAGCCCCATGTTGGGAACTGCGGTGACGACCGGGATTCAAGCCCTTCCTATGGCGCTTGGGAAGGCAGTACAGCGCCCAGCTAGAAATGCACTGGCGAAAAGTCAGAATGCAGCAGACGCAAAGCGTTCAATGAACTCGGTCGAAGATGCAACCCTGGAAGCCGCAAGGAAAGAGGGTTATGGCGTTCCCAAATCGGTCGTTGATCCGACCTTGGCGGGAAACACCATAGAGGGCATTGGCGGGAAAGCGGCGATAAAACAGGAATTCGATCTCAGGAACCAGAAAGTCACTGACAAGATCGCTCGTCGTGAGGCTGGACTGAAAGCATCGGAGCCGCTTTCAGAGGGTGCGCTTAAAGCGGCAAGGGACAGGCTGGCAGAACCTTATCGTCAGGTAGAGGCATTGCCTGGGCTTCCCGCGCCGCGCACTACCAGCAATATCAACCCCAGCAGAAACCCTTACCCGCTGATTGGCAAGACGCCCAAGACCCCTAAAGAACTGGTCCACGATTGGCGGTCTGTAAACTCGCGCGCTACAGAATTGTGGAAGGACTATCAGCGCAACGCAAAGATTGAAACGCTAGATGCCCACAAAGCCGCTTTGAAGGAAAAGACGGTTATCGAGCGCAACATCGAGAAAGCAGCGATTGCTGCTGGCAGGCGGGATCTGGTCCCGGCTCTTAGGGCAGCGAGGGTCAAGATCGCCCAGAACTACACCATTGACCGGGCGTTGAATGAGGGCAATGGGAGTGTCGATGCGACGGTAATAGCCAGGATGCGGGACAATCGGATTCCTCTGACCGGTGGACTTAAAACCATCGGGGACTTCGCCCGTGCGTTTAAGCCTTTTAACATAGAGAAATCCAAGGTTCCGCCAGCGGGCGTGAGTAACCTGCAAGCCATAACCGGCTCTATCGCTAGTGTCGCAGGGGCGTCGGCGCTCGGCCCTGTTGGGGCGTTGGCTGGCGCAGTTCCCATCGTCGCCCCACCCATAGCTAGAGCGTATGTCCTGTCCCGTCAGAACCCAAGGACTTACAACGCCAATCCCGCCCTAAGAATCGGCAGTGAGGCCGCTACGGTAGCCCCGTGGATTGGGGCATCAGGGATGGCGAACGCCAGAAGGCGTTAGTAACTACACGCCCTCTTGCAGTACGCCCAAGAGTACCTCTTGGTGCAGTCCATATTACACGTGTAGTCAAGTCTGGAACTTTGCTCCAGGCCGTTCTGCGCCCGGTAAACGTCCTCGCTACCGGCAGCACCCGCATTCCTAAAACCTTCGCTTATCCCCCTCATGATTTCGGGGGAACAGCCTGTCAGCAATACCAATATCAGCAACGCTTTCATAAGGCCTCCTAATGGGAACGAAATACGCAACGGTTACGGTCTCTGGATACAACAGTTCTGCGCCCCCTGACGATGGCTCACAAGTCGCCAGTAATCAAATCACTTGGAGCAAGTCCAAGACCAAGCTAGGCGACCCGCTTAAAACCGCCCTGGAAGCGATCAATTCAACACTGGTTACAGCCTTGGATAGCTCGGTCAGAGCTGTAACGGCAAACGACACTACAACGGCTGCCGACCACTTCAAAACCATCCAATGCACTGCAACATCTGCCGGGTTTACCGTATCTCTCGGGGACGCGGTGACTATGGCGGCTGGATATATTGTCACAGTCCATAACCGGGCGTCTAGCACTGGGGATGTGACCGTAGCTCTAGCTTCTGCCGCCGACAGCATCAACAACACTACAAACGGCACAAGACTTCTCCCTCCCGGTTCAGCCCTTCAGTTCGTTGTCGCTTCTCCGGCCAGTGGGTATGTGGTTATCGGATCGGATGGAGTCTTAAAGTCTCCCTACTGGGTGGAATCTTCCGGCGCGTTGAAAAGAATGACCTTCGCCGGGGGCATCAGTTTCCCTGCGATTGCTGCTAAAGGCGACATCTTTGGTGCTTCTGCGGCGGGGGCTTTCGCCACCTTAACGGTGGGCACCACTGGCAGGGTTCTCAATGCAGATTCAACCCAGACAAGCGGGTTGGCGTGGCGCGATGCCATCGTACAGGGAACCCCAGTTACCTCACTTTCCGGCACTTCCATTGACTTTACCTCGCTCCCGAACTGGGCAAAGCGGGTGACGGTTCATTTCTCTGCCGTATCCACCAGCGGGACTTCCGGGATTCTGATCCAGATCGGGGATTCCGGGGGAATTGAAAACACCGGCTATGTCAGTGCCTCTATAGCTCTCGCCTCGGGTGCTGTGGGAACGGTGACTTCCTCTACGGCTGGATTTTTGTGTACGTCTACTTTCACCGCTGCAAACGCACTACATGGGAGTTTTTCCATAAGTCTCATGGATAGTTCAAACACATGGACGGGCGCGGGCACGCCTTACATCACTGTTGGTAACTTGTTCATCTCTTCTGGAACAAAAGCCCTTTCTGCCACGTTGGACCGAATCAGGATAACTACGGCTGGTGGCGCGGATACCTTCGACGCCGGAACAATCAACGTGACGTACGAATAATGCAAAAGCGATTCGATAACGTCCTCAACAAGCAAGGCAACGCCTTACAAGGCTGTGTAGTCACCGTAAAGACTTATCCAGCCTTAGCCCTTGCCTCCATCTATGTCAGTAACGGTTCAGACCTCATCGGGGGGTCTTACGTCACTACAGACGCGAATGGGTATTACGAGTACTACGCCGCAGACGGAAGGTACACGGAGATCGTTTCAGGGCCGGGGATTACCACTTACACCGTCAATGATATTTCCATAGAAGACTCGGAAGCTGACTTTACAGCCCTCGCCGCCTCCTCCGGTTCCTCTCTTGTAGGGTTTATACAGTCCGGTACTGGAGCGACTGCGACAACCTTAGAAGAATGGGCGAGACAGTTTCTACCAAGCATTCTTGACTTCATTCCTGTGGCTTTACACGCAGGGATTAAAGCCAGAACAGACACGACAGACCTTTCTTCTTATATCACCGCAGCGTATGCAGAGTACTCATCGTTTCGGTGGCCTGCGGGGCGCTACTACACGGCATCGTCTATCAACCTCACAGCTATTTACGGAGCCGGGATTGTTGGTGATAGTTGGTCGGACGGAATTACCGATGACTGGAATCAGACGGAAATCGTAATCAATGCGACCAACACGCCGGGCTTGATGGTTTACGGGCCAGTCAGGCTTGAGAATTTCATCATCGGATACGCCGCGCAGCAGACCACAGCCAATACAAGCTCCAGGACGATTGAGTTTAACAATCTTGCCTACGCATCATTGCGCAACCTCAAGGCAAAGTACGGCAATACGAACTACGGCATCAAGCAAGCCAACTTCGGGGCGAGTGGCGCGAACTATATGTTCTCGTCCGACATTCAGAACGTCTACAGCTTTAGCGCCAGTGAAACACATTACGACTTCAGGAACTTCACGGGCGGCGGAACCAACTGTCGCCTTGGACCGCTTTACATCAACGGTGGAGGTTCTAGTGACTTCGTAACGCCTGGACAGTCGGCAAATTATGGCATTCGTGGGGCTAACTGGTCTGGGTACGAACTCAGCGCCGTTTCTGTAGACGGGGTTGAAATCGTAGAGCAAGTCTTGGAAGGCACGAATCTGCACTTCACCGCAGACACTTTCCGCATGGAGGCCGTCACCTATAAGAACGATAACGACGGCTGGATAAAACTGGGGGGCGGGGATGGCTCGGCCCACTTCGGCTATGTGGAGCTAAAGAACTGCCGTGGACTCTTGGCGGATGTCCCGACAGCGACGTATCTATTCAGAGTAAATGCCACTAAGTCCTATACCAACATCGGTACTTTAAGAACGACTAGCGATTGTACTTTTACGTCTGCGGTGAATCGCGGACTCACTTTTGCCAGCACGGACGCCGCTTCAGAATTCCATCTCAGAAACTTCAATAACTCCGGTTCTGGAATGTCCTCGACGGCATGGACGGACAGTTCCAGCCTTGTCCTCTCTCCGATCAAGACCTGGAATGGGAGTGCGGTCGCCTCATCTAACAAACAGGGCAATTCAACTGTAATCAATACGGTTGACTACAACACCGCCGCGCCAACGACTGGGACGTGGACGGTCGGTTCTGTCCGGTATAACTCCGGCCCCGCTGTTGGCGAGCCTTTGGGCTGGCTTTGTGTCGTGGCCGGAACGCCGGGAACGTGGGCGGCATTCGGTGCCGTGCCGCTGGTCAACAACACCGCTGTTGGCAACGTCGGCGCTGGCGAAGATGACCTATGCACAGTGACCCTCCCCGCAAGCATGATGATAAACGCCAGCAGCGGCATTCGCATTACGGCATGGGGCACGGGGGCAAATAACGCCAACGCAAAAACCCTGAAGCTCTACTTCGGCACGCAGATCATTCTCACCACTGCATTGACCATTAACCAAGTAGATACCTGGCGAGCCACGGCGACCGTATGGCGAACCGGAGCAAGCGCCCAGGATTGGGAGTCGATGCTGGTTCAGGCCGGGACCGCCTCGCTGGTCGATGTTGAGAACGGAACGGCTACGCAAACAGAAACCGCGACTATCTCCATCAAATGCACAGGCGATGCGACAACGAATAATGACATTGTTCAAGAAGGACTCGTTGTGGAGTTGCTCCGATGAACGATCACACAGAACTTGCCTTGCTCCGACAGGACATAGAAGAAGTTAAGCGCGATATGAAGGAGCTAAAGGCGGAGGTTAAATCTCTGCTTGAGGCGTGGAATACGGCGACCGGGCTTTTAAAGTTCATCAAGTGGTCGGCCACGATGATTGCAGCCGCCGGGGTGTTGATTGCGGCGATCAAGTATTACTTCCGTGGATGATCCCCATAACCCCGGAGACGGTGAGGGCGGTTTACACGATGCTCCTCAGCTTCCCCCCGTTTTCCAAGTGGAACCTGCCTGCGGCGAACAAGGTCACGTTTGTCGTTGCGCCACTAAAGAGTATGTGGGCCGACTTCGATCCCAACAGCCACACGATCCGAGTATCGACCTTGAAGGTTACGACCTTCCTCAGTCTCGTAACAGCAATCGCGCATGAAATGGTACATCTGAAACAAGACGTTTCAGGTAGGTGGCCTGCCAAGGACGCGCATAACAAACACTTCGAGAAACTAGCGGCCCGAGTCTGCAAGCATTTTCCGTTTGCAGATATAGGCAACTTTTAGTGCCCGCCAAACCACTGACGCGAGAAGTTGCACAAGAAGCCCTTAACTGGGTAGAGCAATACGGAACGATCCACTACGCATCCCTAGCCGTTGGCGTGCCTAATGGGACGATCCGGCACCGATACGACACCGCGCAGTTGATGGGGCTAAAGCCCACCGTCAAGCGCGAAGAAAAGAAGATCAGGACGCATGAGCGTATCGGCAAGACGATCATGTACATCCCGGACATTCAGGCCAAGCCCGGTGTGTCTGATGACCATTTGGAGTGGATAGCGAATTACGCGCTAGATAAAAGACCGGACCGGATACTCCAGATCGGGGACTGGGCCGACATGCCCTCTCTAAGCTCCTATGACAAGGGTAGGAGAGCCTTTGAGGGGCGCAGGTACACCAAGGACATAGAAGCGGCTAATCGCAGCCTGGACCGCTTTGAAGCCCCTATAGAGGCTTACAACAGGACGCACCCAGAAGCCCCGTATTTGCCCCTGAAAGACCTCACTTATGGAAACCATGAGTGGCGGATTATCCGGGCCACGGACATCCAGCCGGAACTACATGAAAAGCTGACTTTAGAGGATCTGGACTTCGAGAGGCGGGGGTGGAACTGCCACAACTTCCTTGAGGTGGTGGAGATCGAGGGAATCGAATTCTCCCACTACTTCACCTCTGGCTCTAAAGGTCTCCCGGTTTCCTCTGCTGCCGCCCTGCTCAAAGAGCGCCAGAAGCCCGCGATCATGGGGCATAACCAGATTTGCGACATCGCCATCCACAAGAAGACGCAGAACATGGCGATCATCTCAGGCTGTTGCTACCTGCACGATGAAGACTATCTCGGCCCGCAAGGCAATAACACGCGCAGGCAAATTATCATGCTTCACGAAGTCGAGGACGGGCACTTCGACCCGATGTTCGTAAGTCTGCGATTCCTGAAAAAACGCTATTCCTGATTGCTAGACATTCTTCCAGAACGTCTATACCGCTCTCAGTCTGAGAACGATTGTAGCCTCGTTGAGAACACCCTACGGGCGGCACATGAGCCTATTTATAGGTGTACATGAAGGGGTCAAAAGCCCAGCCGCCCACCCTTTTGTTTCCCATACGCAACATTCCGTTTGTAAACCATAGGAGACGCCATGAGCCTCAAAAACATGATTGTCGTTGCTCTGCTCGGATTGTTTGTGTTGCTGCCCTACCAAGCTAAAGCCGACCGCCTGGATATTCTGGAAACGTACAACTCGGTGGAGTATTGCAAACAAGTAACGGGAATGTTTTATTCCGGTGCGCAATCCCGAGTAGACGGCCATGCAAGGGTCATCAAGCAACCCGGCCCCGTAGAGATTGGAATGATGGAGCATCGACTACCTCTGCCAAAGAGTGCGATATGGGCTATGCAGTGGAATGAGTTAAACGACAGGGAGAAAGAGTTCATGTCCCTGCATGTGTTTCTGGGCTACGACTCAAACCCCAAAGACGAGGATGAAGCCAGCGCCAGTGCGCAAGCGTTCTTCGAAGCCTGCATACGCCATCGCGTAGCGGAGAAAAGGATTTGAGGTTCACTGGAACAAAGAACTTCAAGCCTGCGGAGGTCGCGTGTAAGTGCGGCTGCGGTTTCCTGCCTGACGCCGAGTTTATGAACAAGGTTCAGACCTTGCGTGATGTAGTGGGGTTCCCGCTGCCAGTAACAAGCTGCGCCCGCTGCAAGGTCTACAACGCCAAGGTAAGTAGCACTGGCGACGACGGGCCGCATACGACCGGCAGGGCAATTGACTGCGGCGTCTCCCGCGCCAATGCATTCTTTGTCGTGTCAGCCGCGATGAAGCTGGGCTTCTCCGGCATCGGCGTCCAGCAAAAGGGCGATTCCCGCTTTATCCACCTAGACGACCTTCCCAACGCACCGGGGCAACCACGCCCGACCATCTGGAGTTACTAATCTTGAGGCGGCTCTGAAGGTGGGGGAGTGCTGGATTGAGATTTTGAATCCAAAAGGATTCCATGCTGAACAAAGTCGCTAAAGGTGCATTCATGAATGTGGACGATTCCTTGATGTACATGCAGCCCGCAATACTCGCAATTTTGCATACCCCACCTCCTAAAACTTGGTCGATTTCAACTCTGGTACAAATGACATGAGCAAAGGCATGACAATTTTCCTCGGTGTTCTCGCTGCTGGCATGGCCCAGTTCGGTATCTTAGCTGGAGCTGGTGCCCATGATCCCTTAATCCTCATAGCCGGAACAGTAGGGGCTATGGGTACGGCTTTACTCGGTCTTTTGAAACAACTTCCCCGTGAGAAATGGAGCGATCAATGAACGACCTGAAAAACCTTTGTACATTCCTCGGCGGGGCGCTACTGCTTGCCGCTTTCCTCGGAGCCTGTGCGCAAATCGGCCTAGCCCCTGCTGACACCTTCGACAAGAAGCTGGCCTATGCCTATGCATCCCATACGGCAGTCCTTCAAGCAGCCGCTACAGCGGTCAAGAACAAGGACATCACCCCGGACGATGGTAGGCAAGTCCTGAAGCTGGCGGACGAATCCAGGGCGCTCCTGGACGCTGCCAAGGGCTTGTCTGGCGTTGATCCCTCTGCCGCCTCCGGCAAACTGATCCTTGCCACGCAAATCCTCGCCCAACTGCAAACCTACCTTCGGAGCCACCAATGACCCCCGGAACCCTGCTTGCCATCGACACCCTGGCCCAACTGCTAGTCAACGCGGCCAAAATCTCTGCCGCCCTACAAGCTAACCCCCAAGGTCTGAGTGATGAACAATGGGCTGCGATCAAGGCTGAGAACGATGCGGCGCGTCAGGCATTGGTGGATGCGATCAAGGCTGCATAACCCGGTGTAATCTGCGTGTAGACAGGGCCGTAAAAAGCCCTGTTTAGCCCTTCTTCCTGTAACTCAAGTGCCTGTTCTGCAAAGGAATGGCCTGTACGCAGGGTTCTCATAATCCTTTGGTCGTCGGTTCAAGTCCGACCGGGCCCACCAATAATCAAGGACTTGCGAAAATCCGTCAAAAGTCCGGTGTAGTATAGGGGTAATCATTTCAGCTTTGCCATCGCCTTTTTGAGGGCTTTGGTCTCCAGGTGGCTGTACCGTTGCGTCATCTGTATGCTCGAATGGCCTAGGATTTTGCTGATCGTATATAGATCAACTCCGACGGCGAGAAGCAGGGATGCGCAGGAATGGCGTAGATCGTGGAATCGCACGCCCGGCAATGATCGACTGACAGCATGTGACAGGGTAGAGGCATGGACTCCGATGGGCAGATAGTCGAGCCATTTCCTGACGAGCGGGATAATTGGCACCATCCTGGGCTTTCCTGACTTGCTGGTTCTGACATGAATCACCCCTCCCTTAACATCATCGTCTGTAAGCGCCAGGATCTCGCCTGAGCGCAGACCCGTATAGGCGGCTATGTAGATTGCGGCTTTGACCTGCTCGTTACCTTGGGCCTCTGCGAGGCTTTTAATCTGCTCTTTGGAGAGGAAGACTTGGCGGCTCGGGTTTTCGGGGAGGAGTTGGATTTTGTCTCCGAGTGGCTTATCAAGCCATCCCCATTTTTTGTAAGCAAGGTTTGCAGTGCGCCGCAATATTGCGAGGCGTCTGTTCTTAGTTGACGAACTAATAGTGTTCGCTGCTTGTATTCTGGCGGATACATCTCCGACATCAACCAGTCTAGCGTCTGCAATGAGTTCTGAAAACGCCTGAACTTTGCCTGCCGTTCTCTTTTTGTCCTTGCCAGCATATTCTGCTATGTACCTGTCTATCGCTTGTTGAAGGCTGTATTCGGGGGTTCCGCCGAGTTTGTCAACTCTAAAGACTTCGCCCCGGAGTTTCGTTTCCCACTCGACCGCTTGGGCTTTGGTCGTGTCCGGTGGGCAAACGCGGTGAGTGCGTCTGCCGCCCTGCATGAAGGCAACGTGGTATCTTCCCCGTTTGTCTTTTGTGACTGACACTTATCTATCCAGGCGTCTATTTGCTCGGGCTTGAACCGGATGCAGCGAGGGGATAGCCGGACATGATCCATCCCACGGGCAATGTAGACGTAAACCGTGGAAGGTTCAACGTTCAATAGCCTGGCTACGTCCGCGATCTTCAGCAGCATGTTGATGGCACGCCTTTTAGCTCTAGCGAAGAACGATTAGCCATGTTCGTGGGTGGCGATCATTACTCCACACAATCCGCATGGCGTTACCTCTCTGAGCCGTTTGTTCTCGGCCTGAGCTTCAATCCGAGCTTCCCGTTCTTCCAGTTCTCCACCCAGAGACTCGCCTATTTCTGATAGGCGGGTGTATCTGTCCAGTTCGGCCTTCAGGGCTTCGACTTGGGCATCCTTTGCTGACAGGGCGGTGGCGACGGCCTGAATATCCGATACCTTGGCTTTGACGGCGCTATGCACATCACCATTGCCGTCCATCACTGTTGTTTTCGTGGAGCGTTCTAGCAGCCGCTCAATCAACTCCTTCTCGGTGGTCATTTCTGTTTCTCCTGAAGGGCGGCGAGTCTATTGACAGCACGCTTCAAAAGACTTTCAAGCCCGATTTGTCCGGTCATCCGAGCAGTATCTTCGGCAACGGCTAGATCAAGTATCAGTTCCTTCGCCCGCGCATCCTGCTCTACTGTTCCGTACTGACACCCACCGATAGCGCACGGAGCCGCTACAGGCTTGTCAGGATGGCCCAGCACTTCTACTCGCGTAACGGTCGCATCCTGCTCTATGGACTCGACGGCGTAGAGGGGTTCCTTTTCAACAGCATCGCCCTGATGCTCTAGCCAGTCTGCCTCAGGATCGTAGAACCAAATCGTTCCACCTAGCGGCCTCCAGCGCCACGCTACCGGCTCGACGGCAACACCTTCAGGGATGATTTCTCCATGCCCCACTTCTCCACAGCATAAGGTGAACTTATCGGGTAACGGTTTGAAGCAGTAAGGGCACATAAAACATTCCATGTTTAAGCCTCCTCTACCAGAGCGTTAGCTTTCCCGAGCATGACCTTGGTCTGCGCCATCAGGTATTCCTCAGTGCCGTACCTTCTCTCAAAGCGGCTTTGGTTATGATCCCTGCTCACCACTTCAGCATCGTTCCGGCCTGACCTATGATGGGTAGGGCAAAGTCCTAACACGAACATTTCTCCCATCCTTCTGCCACCGGAAAGACAGTGGTGAATCTCGCAGGGAGTCTTAACCCCAAAATCCAGCCAGCAGCAGATACAGCCCAACTCCCTGACCTGCTCCTGGAATTCACGTTCAGCCTTGCGCATCAGAACGGAATGTCATCTTTCATTTCCTCAACCCTGGAGGGTTGCTTCTCAGGCTTGCGGGCTTCCTGCTTATCCTTGGCCTTGAAGGCGAAGGACATCCAGGTTTTCTCCCCCTTCTTGATCCAGGCACTCATCCAGTACTCGACCCCATCAATCAAACAGGAGCCTTGGTAATCAGAATGGTTAGGCTCGGTCTTTTGGGTATTTTTGAAGAGTGAGCCGGATAGTTCGCGTTGTTCATAAGCCAAGTTCTTTCTCCTTTAGAAAATCCTCAAACCCCGTCCCGGCCTCCAGATGCCGGACCAAATCATCCCCGTTGCAAATGGGGCTGATGTTCTTCATCAGCCAGTCTGAATATTCTTCGTAGTAATCCATAGGATCAGGCATGGGGTTCCTTCGCCGCTTCACCGCACTTCTTAATCCCTGCCCGCGTCTTGGAGTCAATGTGCTTCCAGCACGCCTCGACCTCCTGTTCGTCAGCATCCTTTTTAAAGGATTCCCAACGCGCCAGTGCCGCTTTGCCGGACAGGGTGTAAAAGACCCCTTCGATAGCCTTTGCTTCGGCCCTGATGGCCTTTACGGCCTCCGGGTCCATGCCTTCGATTGATAGGGCTTGGTCAACGATCTGGTTCGGGGTTTCGCCCTTGGGTTCGCTCTTAGGAGCCGCTTTAACCGCTGCATTCCCGTCATCATCTTCAGGAGCCACACCAAAGGCCGCAGAGAGGCTGTAGCGCCGTGCGTAAGTCATGGCAGAGCCAAACCCCTGCGCGTCTGCCTTGCTCACTGGGACGCTTACAGACCCGCAGGAGAGCCATTCCCCGGAGCTATGCAGGATTACGGTTTCAATCTTGGCTGCGTGTTCGGCGTCATGGGCGATCTGGACATAGGAAAGCCCATTCTGCGTAACGGCAACTCTTATGGCCTCGACAACAGACGACAGGTCGGCATACTTGCTCTTGAAGAACGGGTTGGCCGAGTCCTTCAAGGCTCCCTTGATCTCCCCCTGCGCTTTCGCCAAGGCTGTGGCTAGTTCCTTCAGTGTTGCGCTCGCATTCATCGTTTAGCTCCAAATTGGCTTGTTCGTACATTTCCAGAAATCGGCCTACTTCGTAAAACCACTGATCCATACCGGCACCCTTTCAAGATCGGTAGTGCGGTCGTATTAACCCTTCCGAAACTGAATTAGTTCTTCCCTAAACGTCAGGCAGAATCCGTCCCAATCTTCCGACTTCACACAGGTCATTATCTTGACCTTGGTGGCGGTGAACATGTCATCCCAAAAGGCATCGACTTCTTCCTGTGTTACTTCGGATAAATCGGCCGGATCGAACTTGGTATCCAGGTCGTACTGTTCCTGTTCGTATTTGGCGAGGTCGTAACTGACTTGATCGGGGTATCCCATTTAGTAGCCCTCCGATTCGAGCCAGTCGGCTATCTGTTCGCGCTTCACCTGTCGGTCATTCATGCGATAGATTGTCTTTGCCAGATCGGAAAGGTTGCGGCCCGTAGCTCCGCACCCAAGAAAGGGGAATTCCTGAATAACTTTGGAGTATTCGTGCGGGCTGCATGTTTTGCCTGTGGCCCCTTCATACGCCGCCCCGAGTGCGCAGCTATTGCCCGCCATGTCGAACAGGTCAGCAAAACCCTGCGGCCTCATCCTCGCCCCGATCCTGATGGCCTCTGAAAGTTTCATCACCTTTGCGGGCGCTTCCAAATAACGAATATCACCGATGTCCATAATCAATACCCCCAAAGTTTAGAAAGCACTCCCGCGCAGAAACAAACGGCGAGATACCAGATAAACAAAAGTATCCAGTTGCTCATCACGACCACGACCGCGACCCCGACCCCGACCACGACCACGACCCCGACCCCGACCCCGACCCCGACCACGACCACGACCCCGACCCCGACCC